CACGGCGACGGAAGTGCTGGCCCGACAGGAAGAGCAGCTTCGGCTGATGGGGCCGCACCTGGGGCGACTGACGGCGGAGTTTCACGACCCGCTGATCCGGCGCGTGTTCTCGGTGCTCTGGCGCTCTGGGCAGTTGCCGGACCCGCCGCTTGCGCTGCTGGATGCGCCCGAGCTGTCGGTCGAGTACGTGTCCCCGCTGGCGCGCGCGCAGCGGGCGAGCGAAGGCGCGGCGATCATGCGCACGCTCGACGCGGTGCAGCCGCTGGCGGCCATCAACCCCGCGGTGCTGGACAACTTCGACCTGGATGAGGTCTCGCGCGGGCTGGCCGAGACGCTCGGCTTGCCGTCCCGCATGCTGCGCGACCCGCGGCGGATCGCGCGCGAGCGGCAGGAGCGAGAGGCCGCCGCCGCGGCGCAGGCGCAGGCGGCGCAGTTGGCGGCAGCGGCGAAGCCCATGTCCGACGCGGCGCGCGGGCTGCGCGAGATCGTGCAGGCTGAAACGATGGCGAGCGGGGCATGAGCGTCACGGCGGAACAGATGGCGGACGCTTGGCGCGAGCGGCTCGACCCGCGCGACGACAATGCGCGGCTGGTGCTGGCGGAGCTGGCGGAGGTCTGCCAGGTGGCGCAAACGTCGCACGTGCCGGGCGACGCCTGCAGCACCGCCTTCCGGGAAGGCAAGCGGGCGGTTTGGCTGTACATCGCCGGGCGGCTGGCGCTGCCGGTGCTGCCGGGGGGGCGGGCATGACGATCCGCAGCGAGGTGACGCGCGATGCGGGGCAGCCGCGGCGGTGGATTCGCTGGCAGGGCCTGGGGCGTGCCGATGTGGGCGAGTGGTGCTCGCTGCTCGATGCTCAGGCGGCGAGCGTTCATGTCGCGAAGCTGCCGGCCGGCGCACGCATCGTCATCGAGGGCTCGCACGAAGAGCGGCCGTCCGAGGGCGTTGTGCTGATGGAGATCGAGGACGTGAGCCTGCGCGCGCTGCCGGTGGTGCCGCGCTGGGTGCGGCCGGTGCTGGTGGCGGATGCTGGCGCGAAGGTGGCGCGTTCGGCGCTGGTGATCGTGGGCGCGCTGTGAAGGAGATGGCGACGATGGGCACGCAACACTCGACGAAGGCGAGGGCCTGACGATGGCGCGGCTGCAACCGGGCGGGCCAGATGAGGGGCTGTTCCGCGTCGAAACGACGTTCACGGGCGCGGGATCGAGTGCGGCGGTCCAGGCGCACGGGCCGGCGTGGGTCTATGCGGCGGGGACTTGGAGCGGGGCCATTCAGGTGGAAGGGTCACTGGACGGCGGCACGACGTGGGTTCCGGTGTTCGCGAATACCTCATGTGATCCGCTGCTGATCATCACCAACGGCATGATGGCCATTCCGTCGCCCGAGCAAAACACGCTGTTGCGGCTGACGGCGCTGGCCGGCTTCACCGGCACGGCGACGGCGCGGATTTCGGGCGGGTTTCGCCCGGGGACGGCGCCGCGATGAGTTGGCCGGCCGTCACGCCCGCAACGCTGGCCACGCCGTTTATCGCCTATCGCGGCGACGCGTGGTATGGCGTGGAGGCGGGCAGCTCCGTGGCACCCCAGGCGGTGGTGGCCGACACCGCCTATGCCTTCCCGATCTGGTTGGAGCGTGCCAGCCCGATTGCCCGGATCACCATGATGGTCGGCACCTCCACCGCCAGCGTCTCGGCGCGGCTTGCGCTCTATGGCACGCGGCATGACCTGCCCGCGCCCGGGCGGCTGCTGGTGGGTTCGATGACGGAATACGACATGGGCGCGGCGGCCAACACCGTGCATGAGCTGGTGTTTGCCAGCCCAATCTGGCACCCGCGCGGCTTCGTCTGGGGCGTCTCGCGCTTCAACGGCGCCGCGCAGCCGCGCACGGCGCAGCAAAACCCCACCAACGGCGCAGCCGGGCAGATGTTTCAGGCCATGCTGGGCGCCGCGGCGCCGCTGGCGGTGCAAAGCCAAAACCCGCCCAACACAACATGCCGCGTGACGGGCGCCCTGGCCTATGGCGCGGCTTGGCCTGACAATTTCCCCGCCCCCAGCTTCGGCACGAACGCGCCCGGCAGCCCCGTGATCCAGTGGAGGCCGACGTAATGACCACCATCTACACAGCCCAGCCTGACGGCCCCATCACCATTCGCGTGGAACCCGAGGAGCGCCAGCGCTTCCTCACCCCGCGCGAGTTTCTGGCGCGGCTGACCATGCCCCAGAAGCTTGCGATCCGCAGGGCCGCGCAGTCAGACGCGGCGCTGGCCGTCTGGATTGACGAGCTGGTGGCCAGCACGGAAGTGGACCTCGACCATCCGGACACGGTTGCGGGGCTTGACGCCATGCGGGCGGCGGGCCTGCTGACGGCCGCGCAGGTCGCCGCCATCCGAGGGTTGGCATGAGCTGGGATGTGGCCAAGGAGCTTGCCATCTTTGGCGGGTTGGCCGGTGCGGCGGGCGCGGCCGTGCGGTTTGCCAACCCGCAGCGCCGAAGGCTCGGCAAATGCATTCTCTGGGAGCTGCCGTCAGCCGCGCTGATCGGCATGGCCGGCTACGCGACGGCCAAGGGCCTCTTTGAGCTCAACGAGTATGGCCGGTTCCTGCTTGGCTTTGCGGCCGGCTATCTCGGCCACGCCGCCGTGCATGACCTGGTGATGGCCATTCTGACGGCACGTGCGCGCATCAGCCACGCCGATGCGGTCGAGCTGGCCAAGCGACGCATTGCGGACCAGCCCCCTCACAACCACCCGCCGGCCTGAGGACCCATGATGGCCGACATTCAGCCGCCCAGCCCCCGGAGCATGATGTGAGCGACACCGCCGCCGATGCCGCAGCCCCCGCCGCCGATCCCGCCCCGCCGCCCGCCGCCGCGGAAGGCGCGCGGCCCGCTGCAGCACCGGCCTCCTGGCGCGATGCGCTGCCGGTCGAGCTGCGCGACGCGCCCAGCCTGACGAAGTTCAACGACCCCGCCGCCCTGGCCAAGGGCTACATCGAGGCGGAGGCGCTGATCGGCCGGAAGGGCGTGATCGTGCCCGGCGAGAAGGACGGGCCGGAAGTCGTCGCGAAGTTTCGCGAGGCGCTGGGCGTGCCGGAGAAGCCGGACGGCTATGCTCTGGCGGCGCCCGAGGGCGTGCCGGCGGAGGTTTGGGACGGCGCGACCGCGACCGCGTTCCAGCAGCAGGCGCACGCGCTCGGGCTCACGCCGGCCCAGGCGAAGGGGCTGGCGGAGTGGTACGCAAGGGACGCGGCGGCGCAGATGCAGCGGCTTGCGGACGGGATCGAGCCGGACGGCCGGCGGATGGACGACGTGCTGCGCGAAGAGTGGGGCAACAACTTCGACCGCAAGGTGGCGCTGGCGCAGCGCGCCATGAAGGCATTCGGCGATGAGGCGGCCATCTCTGCCTTCGAGGCGCGGGCCGGCGGCGCGGCACTCGTGCGCATGATGGCCCGGATCGGCGAGGCGCTGGCCGAAGACCTGCCGGCCGGCATGACCGGCGAGGCGCGCCGCGCGCTGTCCACGCCCGACGAAATGCAGGCGGAGCGGACGCGGCTGATGGCGGCCGGCGGTCCCTACTGGGACAAGATGCACCCCGAGCACAAGGCGACCGTCGCGCGGGTCTATGGCCTGGCCGAGGCCATCGCAGCCGCGCGGGAGCGGGCGTAAGTTGTTCGCGAACATCGGGTGCGTTGACCGGCGCGCCCCGGGACGTGCAGCACTCGGGCGCGGACAACCTCACGGCCCGATGACCGGCTGAAAGCAGCCCGCCCGGGGCGAGCGCATCGCCCAACGCGCCGGATCGGGCACACGCTCGGCAATCCCGCGGATCGTCGTAACGCGATCTGAGGGAAGCCCATGAGCACCCAAATCAACCGCGCCTTCGTTGACCAGTTCCAGGCAAATGTCTGGATGCTGGCGCAGCAGATGAACAGCCGCCTGCGCAACACCGTGACCGTCGAGCCGGTGCGCGGCGAGTTCGCCTTCTTCGACCAGATCGGCCAGGTGGACCCCGTCGAGATCACCTCGCGGCATGCCGATGGGCAGATGACCGAGGTTCCGCACGGCCGCCGCCGCCTGGCGTCCGTCCCCTGGGCCATGAACGAGATCGTGGACCGGCAGGACACGAACCGGATGCTTGAGGACCCGTCGTCCAGCTATGTGCGCGCCTTCGCGGCCGGCATGGCGCGGCAGATGGACCGGACGATCCTCCAGGGCATGTTCGCCACGGCTGCGACTGGCCGCTCTGGCGAGACGGGCGTTCCGCTGCCTTCGGGCCAGATTGTCCCGGTGGACTACGTCGAGAGCGGGTCCAACACCAACTCCTCGCTGACCGTGGCGAAGCTGCGGCGTGCGCGCGAGCTGCTGCTGGATGCCGGCGCCGACGAGAATGACGGCGGCATGTTCATCGCCTGCCGCCAGCGCGAAATCAATTCGCTGCTGCGCGACACGACCGTGTCGAGCGCCGACTTCAACACCGTGCGCGCGCTCGTTAACGGCGAGGTGAACAGCTTCATGGGCTTCACCTTCGTGGTGGTAAGCCATCGCGCGGTGAACCCCATCATGCAGTTCGATGGCTCGGGCAATGCGCGCGTGGCGGCCTACTGCCGCACCGCCCTCACCTTCGGGATCAACGAGGAGCCGTTTACCACGGTCCTGCCGGACCCGGCGAAGAACGCGAACAACCGGGTGATCATGACCGCGCAATTCGGCTCCGTCCGGATGGAGGAAGAGCGCGTCGTGGACATTCGCTGCCACCCGACCACCTTCTGAGGAGGCGAACACATGCCCTTCGTCAATGCCAACGCCGCCCCGCTGGTGCCCGGTGGCCCCGCCATCGAGCACGCGATCAACGCGGGCAAGCTGCGCATCGCGCTTGCGGAGTTCACCTTCGCGAGCGACGCCACCGGCACCTACGCGATCCCGGAGATGATCTTTCAGCCGGGCCAGCGCATCATCGAGCTGGCGGCGAACCCGTCCGTGAGCCTCGGCTCGGCGCAGTTCGCCCTCGGCATCACGGGCACGGTGGACAAGTACCGCGCGGCCGCCACGCTCACGGCCACCAACCAGTGGACGATCTTCGCGCTCAACGCGGCGATGGGCGTGCGACTGACCGCGCGGGAGCCGCTGATCATGACCACGTCGGTTGCGGCGCTGCCGGCCTCGGGCCGGATGCTGCTGCGGGCGCTGTTCGTGGACAACACCTGACCGGGGACGGGGGGCGGGCAACCGCCCCTCGGTAGCGCGTGGCGGGGTCGGTCGTCGAAATCTGCAATCGCGCTCTGGACCTGCTGGGAGCGGGGCCGATTGTCTCGCTCGACGACCCCACCACCTCGGCGCGGCTCTGTGCGCGCAACTATGGCCCGGCGCGAGATGCCGTGCTGCGGTCCTACCCGTGGAACGATGCGGCGGCCCGCGTGGTGCTAGCGGCCGATGTGACGCCGCCGGTATTTGGGTTTGCCCGCGCCTTCACGCTGCCGCCGGACTGCCTGCGGGTCATCGAGGTGGACGGCGAGCTGCGCAGCGCCGGCCGCTGGCGCATCGAGGGGGCAAAGCTTCTGACCGATCTCGGCGCGCCGCTGCGGGTGCGCTACGTGCGTCGGCTCACTGAACCCGGGCTCATTGGGCCCCTGCTGGCCGATGCGATTGCGGCGCAGCTCGCCGCGTTGATCGCGTTCGGCATCACCAACTCAACGACCCAGGCCGCCGCCATGCTGGCGCTGCGCGACACGATGGTGCGCCAGGCGCGCCAAGTGGACGCGCTCGAACAGTCCCAGGATGAGAGCCTCACCGCGGATGACTGGGTCAACGCGCGCTTCAGCGGCTATGGGCCGATCCGATGACGGCGCCCACGAAGCACGTTGTCGAAGCGGCCGAGCGGGTGACGCGTCGCTTGGCAGATGGGCGCATAGTGGCGCTGGCGGTGGTGCTGGTCAATGATCGCGGGCAGACCATCACCACCTTCGCCGGTTCGGCGGATGGTCATTACTGGGCGCTGATGGCGGGCGTGGGCGGGCTTCTTTCGCGCCTGCACGCGGAGGGGTAGATGACCCGCTCCGTCCCGGCGGTGCTGGCCTTCAACGCGGGCGAGCTCAACCCGACGCTGCACGCGCGCGCCGATCTGACCCGCTACGCGTCGGGCTGCAAGACGCTGCTCAATATGCTGGTGCTGGCCGAGGGGCCGGCGACGCGGCGGCCGGGCACGCGGTTCGTGGCGCGGACCCGCGGAGATGCCGTCGCGCGGCTGATCGCCTTTGAGTTTTCCACCGTGCAGGCCTACGTGATCGAGGTGACGGCGGGCTGGTTCCGGTTCTACCGCGACGGCGGGCAGATCGAGGTTACGCCCGGCGTGCCCTACGAAATCGCCAACCCTTACAGCGCGGCCGATCTGCCGCTTCTGCGCTGGGTGCAGTCGGCGGACGTGCTCTATCTGGTGCATCCGCAGCACGAGCCGCGGAAGCTGAGCCGCACGGGGCACACGGCGTGGACCCTGACGACCATCTCCTTCACCTCGCCGCCTTCCGTGTGGGGCTCGGGCAACTGGCCCAGCGTCGTGGCGTTCTTCGAGGAGCGGCTTGTCTTTGCCAGCACGCCCAACCAGCCGCAGACGGTGTGGACCTCGAAGACGGGCGACTTCGAGAACATGACGACGGGCAATGCGGCGGATGACGGCCTGTCCTTTTCGATCCTCGACGGGCAGGTGAACGCGATCCGCTGGCTGGCGCCGCTGCGCGCGCTGATGGCTGGCACGCCGGCGGCGGAGTTCGCCATCTCGGGCGACAACAACGAAAGCCTCCGCCCGACGTCTGTCCAGGCGCGGCGGCAGACCACGACGGGCAGCGCGGCCGTTGCGGCGCTCACGGTCGGCTTTGCGGCGCTGCACGTTGGGCGAAGCGCGCGCACGCTCTGGGAGATCGGCTACGACTTCAACCGGGACGGCTACACCTCGGCGGAGCTTTCCGCGCTGGCGCGGCATGTGCTGCGGCCGGGCGTGGTCGAAACCGCGTGGCATCAAGACCCGTGGCGGACGGTGTGGGCAGTGCTTGGCGACGGCACCATGGCCGGGCTGACCTACATGCGCGATCAGGACGTGGTGGCGTGGCACCG